AGTTCCAGTGTGCTGACAGCTCTGCCACTGTCTTCATGTGTGGGTTTTTTCTGGACGGAAGAGGCTTCATGTCCACCATTGCTAACTTGAGTTTCTTGATTGCGTCTGCGTGATCGAAAATCTCTGTCATTTGTGATTACCCCTAATCTTATTAACTTAAGTATATTATATGGTATTCTGATTTTTTGGTCAACCTATTTTTCCTGGGTTTAGATGCCCAATTTTACTGGGCGTACAGGGGCAAAAATGGCACAGATGCCCAAAAATAAATAAAACATGCGTAAAAATAGGTGGCAAAGATTCAAGGATTGGTGGACCATAGATCACGTGGTGGATGTGCTGGTCGACGTGTTCCTGATAGTTTTCAACGTGATCAACTCGCCCGTGCTCATAGTCATGCGCCTGATCAGGCACTACATAGGTGAATGGTTCGTGAACTTGATCAAGGGCATGATCAAGGGAGTGGCACATTGGTTTGCCCGCAAGCGTGAGTACCGGCTCAAACATGGACATGGCATATTCAGGACCTACTGGTACCTGATCATATTCAGTCCGTTCATTGTGCTGGGCATCTGGTTATTGGGTGCCCTGTTGTATGGCATGTACCTGGGATATCACGGCAAGTGATGTATGCCAACCTCGCACTTCCTTAGGAAATCCACTCCGGCGCTGTCCCTGTATTCCGTCTCGTAGTACACCTCGGTGATGCCCGACTGGTATATCAATTTGGCACAATCCAAGCAAGGTGAGTGTGTGATGAACATGCTGGCACCCTGTCCTGATTCTGGACTGCGTGCCAATTTGGCTATGGCATTGGTCTCGGCATGCAGTACCTCTGGCTTGCTCTTCAATGCCTGGTCGACCTCCATCTCGCAGTTGTTGTCCCAACCACTGGGCATGCCGTTGTAACCGATGGAAATGATGCGATTGTCCTTGACCACTATGGCGCCCACGTTCAATCTCACTGCCGTGCTACACTCCGCGAATGCGTGTGCGGTCTTCATGTATGCCCGGATGTGTTTAGTCTTCATTGGCCCTGTAGAAGATGTGCGTGTCGATCTGTACCACTTTCTCGTGTACCCTGGACCATCTGGGATTGACGTAGTCAGCATGGTAGTACAATGCACCCTCGGTCACGTCATCCAACTTGTTGGCATTGTAGAACATGTTGTAGCTCAATTGGTACAGTTGGTTGTATTTCTTGATGTTCTTGATCTCGTCGGCCTTGCCATCACAGTACCAAGAGAACTGGCAACTGTTCTTGACTGGCTCTCCATTTTCCTTGTATGACCTGGCCTGCAGTGTCACGCCACATATGGAGTCGGGGAAGTCCTCGGACTTGACCCTGTTGAACACCACGAAATTGACCGCCATCTGTCCGATGATGGGCTCATTCCTGGCCTCATGGTACAGGTTGGTGGTCAGGCATTCGATCTCATCGTTGTAGAACGCATGCTTCTCATTCAATTCTTTCTGGGACATCATTTCCCTGGCGTCTGCTGTGTTCTTGATGTGCATGATCTTCAATCCACTCAGAGACAGTATGACCACCAGCATCAGGAGCCATCCCACTGACCAAACATTGATGCTTGGTAATATCCTTTCCTTTAGTATCTTTCTAATCAATGTCATTGATTAAATACCTCCTATTGTTAAGGTGTCGCTTGCTTTATTTACAGGTTGAAACTGCGTATATTATAAAGTCTTTTTACTTTTTTGTCAATTATACTAATAGTTCTGGTTGAGATCTATGTAGTATTCCGTGACATCAATGGCACGTCTGAGGCTACTCACGGGCAGTTTTGCCTGCCTGTGTGCTGATTCCAGTTCCTGCCAGTAGTCCCATGTGGGTTGCTGTGGCGGTGTGCCCGGTCGCTTGTATGATGTCCAGGCCCTCATGATGTCCTGCCCTCGCCTGATCATCTTCAGGTGCTTGTCATCGTGCCTCTCATAGGCCAGTATCATGTCGATGTAGCACTCGTCTATCTCCCATACCATGCCTTCCACGCTGTGGTACTGGTCCAGCACGGCATCCACTGTGCCAGCAAATCTGATCTCATGGCTCATCAGTGTGCCGGGACCCAGCAATGTTGCCCTGGGACATGCCTGATGCATCTCATGCTCGTGGACCGTCAGTCCATATGAAAAATAACGCATAGTATTGATATTATAACAGGTTGTGTAGATAAGTCAAGTTATTCCTGGATCGAACCCTTGGCCTCGTCGACCGTGAAAGTTGAACTGGTCAGGGTGGCCTGTTCTGTGGTACGGCTCCTGGATGTCAGGAATGAGGATGAGGATATGCCCGCATCCGCCAGTCTCTGTATGTTCCTGCCCTCACGCATGGAGGCGATGACGGCCTGTCCGGTGATGTTGCTGGTGTCCGCTATCTGTTCCATCACATAGGCACTGCCGCCCAGTGAGGTGTCGTTGCCCAGGTCATGCAGTCCACGCACCAATTGGAAGGTGGCAGTCTGCACATTGGTCTGTGTGGTGGCCGTGTCTATGCCGGCCTTGGTCCTGTTGTCCGATTCACGCTTGAGCTGGTTGACCATGTTGGCATTGGCAGTCTGGCTCTGTTGTGCCTGCAAGGGATACGATGAGGCGATGCCAACTATCACAGTGTTGGCGGCATCAATCAGATGTTGCAGTGCCGCGGACTTGTCAGTCGTGGTCAGGGTGGTGTTGGCCCTGCCTGCAGGTATGATCCATTGGTCCACGTCGTCATCCGGGTCCAGTGGGTCATTTTCTATGGGTGAGTAGTAGGCATTGTCCACTACATGATATCGCATGATGGTGTATATGCCATGGTTGCCGCCACCGTCGGCACCCGTGCCCTCGTCGTGTGACAGGTCGTCAAACACTCCCAGGTCATGCAGTTCCTTCAGCCTGGCCTGTTCGGCCGGCAACTCGTCATTGTGTACCCATCCTGCCGCTGTACCGATCACATCGGTCAGCAACAGCTCACCATTGGCTCCACTGCCGGTGGCGAAGGTGTTGGTGTAGTAGTCTATCACGTCCTGTGGCATCTTGCGATCCAGGCTGTCTATGAGGTCCAGTCCCTTGCTGGACTCCAGCGTGCCCACCATGGTGGACAGTTGCTGTGGTGTGGTGTCAAATATGTTCTTGACCTGGCCCAATGCACGTGCCAATGCACGGTTGGCATCTGCCACGTCCTCTGGAGTGGCCACGTACAGTTCCTGGCCCAGTCCCTTGAATTTATCGTTTACTGATGACATTATAGATATACCTTGCTCAATGTGTTGCCTGATCCATCCGGAAATGATGTCAGTGAGTTATGGCTGGTGGGGAACAGTTTGCTGGGGTCCATCATGTCCTGCATGCTGGTGATGTTGGTCAGTCTGGATCCCATCTGTGCCTGCAGTGTGGCCAGATCTCCTCCCTTGACATCTCCCATGGCATCATATACCAGTTCCGCCAGTCCTCTGTTGGCCGGATTGAATCCGCCCGTGTTGTAGTTGGATGATCCATCTGCCGTCAATGATCCCGTGCCCAATGCACCGCCCACCGTGGAATTCAACAGTGCACCTGCGTCATTCTCTGACAGCAGTGTGCTGAATGCCAATGGATCAACACCCCTGGCCTTCAACGGGCCTGCCAACACTGACAGTCCTCCGGCCTGTGCCGTCAGGTTCTTGACCAATGATATCGGGTTGCCCAGATTGCCCAGATCGGACAGATCCAGTATGTTGCCGGTGTTGATCAGATCAGTGCTGAATGATGGGAATGCCTTGTTGACCTGTGAGAAGGATCCCGTCATGATTCCGTCCACTGCGTTCAGTCCGGGTACGCCGTCATCCAATGCGGAATCCAGCAGTGCCGATGTGATGAACTCATTTGACCCTGACACGAATGTGCCCGCACTGGTCAGGTGCTGGCTGAACACTCCCAGGTCCGCACCCAGGATGCTGTTGCCTGTGCTGGTCAGTGTGCTGGTCAGCGAATTGGTGCCCAGCGTCGATTGCAGGCTGATGGGTATGCCATTGCCCAGTCCGGGCATGGTGCCCTGTCCGACTGCGGACAGGTTGCTCAGTACTGACGAGCTGAATCCCGAGTTTGCCAGGTTGGCCGCTTCGGTCACGTCAGCGATCTGTCCCACTGCTGGGACCACTGATTTGATGTTGGATATGTTTGAGGTCAGTGCGGGACTCACAGTGAGTCCTGCCCCCTGGAGCATGCCTGCTCCTGCTATCATGGTTAGACCTGTTAGACCGCCGCCACAAGACATGACTATGCCACGTTGACGTTGGGACTGCCCTGTGCCCTGGCATGTCCGCATGAGTCAGAATCACCACGTCGGATGATTGGCCTGCCCTCTGCGAATACCGTGGGACTACCGCCAGTGGTGCTGGCAGTGCAGTGTATGTTACAGCCTTCGGCTCCACAGCAAGGGTGTGGGGTCACTCTGGATCCCGGAAATACCACTGGTCTTCCGTTGACGAAAACTGTGCTTGCACCTGCTGTGGCGACACCTCCAACTGCATTGGAGTCACCGACTCTTACAACTGCTCCCATTTGTCAGCCCTTTAAAATTTTCTTTTCCGGTGTTATGATACCCGAGGTTGCTGTCCTGTAGTTGGACTCCACCTCTGGATTGGTCTCGAACACCATGGTTATGCTGTTAGTATTTAGCCTGCCAGTTTTTTCCAGATTGAGAGTGAAGGCGCTGGGTATCATTTGCACGCCATTCTGTGCCGGTGCTATGGAAACTGGGTGGTCTATCATGTAGTAGGATCCACAGTGGTCACTGTCTATGTCCACCACCTTGGCCACCAGTTCCTCTCCTGAGTTCAGTTTGAATGTGTAGATTTGGTCTTTTTTGATTTCCATGTATTATCCAAGTTTGGTCTTGATCTCGTCTTCGGTTAACATACTTAATCCTTGGTAACCACCTTCGACGAATAATTCACCATCCTTGAATAATTGCGGAACTGTTCTGAAACCACTGCTCACCAGGAAGTCACGTGCCTGGTCATCGACGGATATGTCAACCACCTCGTAGTCTATGCCGTAACTTTCCAGCAGTTGCTTGGCCCTGTCACAGAATGGACAGGAGGGTTTGGAATACATGGTCAGCGTCATAGGCTGAATCCCTTGAATGTGTCCTCGGACACGTCCTGCTTGACCGCACCAATGGTGTAGGATGATATCTCCGTTTCCTGTGGAGCCACCTGCACCTCACTGCCAGCGATCCACTTCTGTGTCCACGGCAATGGGTTTGATCCGCCCTTGTAGTTGTTGGGCAGTCCCAGTGAGCTCATGCGTTTGTGTGCTATCCATTCCACGTAGTCCACCAACAGTTGTTCATTGAGTCCTATCATGGAACCATCCTTGAACAGGTACTTGGCCCATTCCTTTTCCTGGTTCACTGCTGACTCGAATATGTCCACCACCTGCTGTTCGGTCTCTTTCTTGATCTTGACATAGTCCTTGTCATCCTTCAGCAACATCTTCAGCAGGTGCTGTGATGATGCCAGATGCACGTTCTCGTCACGTGCGATCAGTTTGATGATCTTGGCGTTGCCTTCCATCTTCTTGAGTTCAGCGAATGCCCATGAGCATGCGAATGAAACATAGAAACGTATGCCTTCCAGTGCGTTGACTGAGTTGAGGCACAGCCACAGTTTCTTCTTGAGCTCGTACAGTTCGATGTTGATTGTCTCACCATTGACCGTGTGCTCGCCCTCGCCCAACAGTTTGTACCAAGAGCCATACTCTATGAGATCGTCATAGTATTTTGAGATGTCATTGCTACATGACACGATCTCTTTGATGTCCATCAGCTCGTCAAATATCTTGGCCGGGTCTGAATAGACGTTCCTAATGATGTGTGTGTACGATCGTGAGTGTATGGTCTCGTTGAATGCCCATGTCTCTATCCATGTCTCTATCTCGGGCAGGCTCACTATGGGCAACAGTGCCAGATTGGGTGAGCGTCCCTGCACGGAGTCCAGCAGTATCTGTCTCTTCAGATTGCTGGTGAAGATGTGTTGTTCGTATGTGGTCAGGTCCTTGAAGTCCTTGGCATCGCGGAACACGTCAACCTCCTCAGGTCGCCAGAAAAAACCCAACTGCCTGTCGGTCAATTTGTCGAACTGTTTGTATTTGAGTGTGTCAAAACGTTGTATGCCAGGTCCACCGCTCTTGTCCAGGAATGCCAGACTTTTGAGGTGATCTTTCTTGCTGTTGAATACTGTCATTTGTGTTACTTCTTAATTCTTTATGGTTAAATTTTACAACTGTCACAGTCATCATCGTAGTTGTCTTGTGCGATTTCTTCGATGTTTTCCACTGGATCAGCGGTATCACGGTCCACGTCAATCTCACCCTGGCCGTCATAGGTGTTGTTGTAGTACAACTGCTTGCCACCAAATTTGTAGAACATCACAACGTGCTTGAGCAGGTCACTCATGGAAACCTTGTGGTCTTCATAGAACTCTGGATTGTACGAGGTATTTACCGATATGCCCTGATCAATATATTTTTGCAGAATGGCCATAATTTTTAGATAGCCTTCTGGCGATTTCTGATCCCAGAGCAGTTCATATTTGTTCTTGAGCCTGCGATATTCCGGCACCACCTGTGTCAGTGCGCCGTGTTTGCTCTGCTTGACCGACACATAACTGCGTGGTGGCTCCACTCCATTGGTGGAGTTGGATATCTGTGCTGATGTCTCTGCGGGCATCAATGCCATCAGTGTGGAGTTGCGTATGCCTGACTGCTTGAGCCTGTCACGCAATGACTGCCAATCCACGTGATCCTGGTGTGGCACCAGCTCATCCACGTCCTTCTTGTAGGTGTCAACCGGCAGTATGCCGTCGCCGTACTTGGTCTCGTTGCTACCCGGACATGCACCATGCTGTTCCGCCAGTTCCACGCTGGCCTCTATCAGATAGTACGACCAGTGCTGTGCCCATCTGTCCACCTCGGGCAGACATTCCGGTCCGCTGTAGGTGAAGTCATTCTTGGCCAACCAGTAGGCAAAGTTGATGATGCCCACTCCCAATGGCCTGCGTTTGTGTGTGGCCATCTTGGCCGCTATCACCGGGTAGTTCTGATAGGTTAAAAGGGCGTCTAATCCTCGCACAGCAAGCCTACACGCCTTTTTCATCTCTTCTGGGTTCTTGAATGCACCCCAGTTGATGGCCGACAGTGTGCAGAGTGCTATTTCGCCGTTTTCATCGTTGATATCGTTCATGGGCTTGGTGGGCAGGTTGATCTCGCAACACAGGTTGCTCTGCTTGATCGGAGCCACGTCTGGTTTGAATGCACCATGCGTGTTGGCATGATCCACGTTCATTAGATATATGCGTCCAGTGTCCTTGCGTTCCTGCACGAACATGCTGAACAGGTCTATGGCCTTGAGTGTTTTCTTGCGGATGCGTGTGTTGCGTTCCGCAGTCTCATACAATTCCTTGAACTTGTCCTGGTCCGAGAAGAATGCCTCGAACATGCCTGGCACGTCATGTGGAGAGAACAGAGTGATGTCGCCACCACTGATCAGTCTCTCATAGAACAGTTTGCTGAACTGCACTCCATAGTCTATGTGCCTCACCCTGTTGTCCTCTGTGCCCTTGTTGTTCTTCAACACCAATAGGTCTTCCACTTCCAGATGCCAGATGGGATAGTACAGCGTGGCCGCTCCGTTACGCACTCCTCCCTGGCTACAACTCCTGGTGGCCGCCTGGAACAGTTTGTAGAACGGAATCACTCCCGTATGGTATGCGTCTCCCTTCCTGATGGGTGACTTGATGGCACGGATCTTGCCCGCACCTATGCCAATGCCTGCCCTCTGCGACACGTATCTCACGATGCTGGAACTGGTGGCATTGATGGAATCCAGGCTGTCGTCCGTTTCTATCAACACACAGCTCGAGAACTGCCTCATGCTGGTACGCACGCCGGACATCACCGGAGTGGGCAATGATACCTGATAGGTCGATATGGCATCATAGTAGTCCTTGACCCAGCTCAATCTTTCTTCCTTGGGATAGTTGGCAAACAGCGTGGCCGCTATCAGTATGAAGGTCATCTGTGGAGTCTCTGCGATTTCTCCCGTGACACGATTCTGTACCAGATACTTGCCTCGGAACTGCTCCATGGCCACGTATGTCAGATGCTCGTCACGTTCATGCTTGATGAAACCGTCGATCTTGTCCCATTCCTCGTCTGTGTACAGGTCAATCAATTCCGGATCATACATGCCACGCTCGATATTGACCTCCACCAACTTCTTGACATGCCATGGCTTGAACTGTCCATACACGTCCTTCCTGATGTGGTAGTTGATCAGTCGACCGGCCACGTACTGGTAGTTGGGCGTGTTCTCACTGATCAGGTCAGCCGCACTCTTGATCACGGTCTCCTGTATCTCGGATGTCTTGATACCCTCGTAGAACTGCAAGTGGCTCTTGATCTCGACCTCCGATGCTGAAACTCCTGTGATGTCCTCACATGCCCACATCACTACCTTGTGTAGTTTGTCAATAATTAAAGGCTCTTTCTTGCCGTCTCTCTTGGTTACTAGTATCTCTGACATTATTCTATCCTAATTGTTCTTGCGTCTATGGTTTTGGTAATATTGAATTCAAATCGCTCAGTACTTACCGCCTCCCAGGGTTCATAATTAAGTATATATTTCCTGTCATCTACCAGTACTAAATTATACTCCTGGGCGTGATCGTCCGTTGCCAGTGCGATCTCTACCGAGCTGTCTAAGTCTTCTAACATCGTAATAGTATACGACATTCCTAGTGCGATAGCAAGATCGTCGAACGAATTGTCAGCCAAAAGATCCCATGGATCAGGCCAGTTTGATTGGTCGTTCCAGTGTATGGCATGGGAGATCCTGGGACAGTGTCCCCACCATTTGGCTATGGCATTGAGTTGATCACGTAACGGAATTGATTGCACGAACTGCCTCAGGTCATGCCAAGACTTCAGGCGATCCTCGAACTTATCGGGCCACATGTTATCCCAGTTGTGTCAAACTATATGTTAGAGTGGCGTCTGTGCCTGTTGAACTGGTTGTGTATTGCAGTGCGTATGTGGTGCCCGCAGTGTTGGCCACTGACAGTACCACGCCTGTGGTTGCGTCCTCCACGAAGTCATCAACATAGACCGGTGTGGATGCGTTGCGAACCTGCATCTTGCCGTGCCTGACGTTGGTGCCACGTGTGATGGTGTAGTCCAATGACCATGCTGACACAT